CCACCGGCAAAATGCTTCTTACGTCGAGAACCACGCCAAAACATCCAGATGTGTGACAACCAAGACCAGGTTGACATCTGCAAAGTAATGACTTGGAGAGGAGTTGGATAGGTATTGTTAGCAGTAACGTCAAGGACATAACGTTTGAGAACATCTGAAATAGCACCAGATATCTCACACTGAACAAAGCCTTTTTCCATAGTATGAGAACACCCATCAATAATCGGATCAAATGATTTCTTGAAGGTTGAACGAATATCACACTGAGGAATAACAACTCGGGATTCGGATGTGAAAATGGGAACAGGAGTGACAAGCGAGAACTGCATGTCAGGACCACCTGAACGCCAAACACACACGTAAATAGTGGAATCACTGACTTGGGACTGGCCAATGATCGGGGTAATAAGTTCTGTGACAAGTATAGGAAACGTGTCAGATAAATCTTGCCTACGCCAATGCGTTTCGGCTAGATAAGGAACTGTAATAGACACATTAGTGTCACCTTTAATATCAACAATCTTGGAAATGATATCTCCGGATGTTGTGACAGAAGAGGTCCAGTTGACGTAGTTAAGTGAAATTCTTACACGGCATGAGGTAAAAGCCGTTGTAAAGAATTGGAAATAATACTTAATACTACCACGCCACCACTGATGACATTGGAACGCTACAAAGAGAAAATCGGGACGGCCCTCAGGATTATCTGTGGCTTCAGGCACACAGTGAATTGAGAATTGAGTCTGGGCTGTATCTAATATGTAGGTTTTGTGGAGCATTGGAATGGACGCGAGTTGATTAAAACTCATGTCGGAGGTTTCACCACCCATTAAACCCTTAATGCGGGAAACAGAAGGGGTTGGGTAAAGTGAAAGAGTTTGGGCGTTGTCAACACCAGAAGCCTGAGTCATATCACGAGACATGTCAAAGGAAACAGGTTGGACAACAGGGACACCAGTAGGTTTATCCATGACACCAAATATGACTTTGAAAACGTCAATAATTGGATCGATAATTCCGCCAATAATAGGTATCTGACGGAGAAGAGGACGAATAAAGTATCCAAGGGAAGGAACAGTCGCAGTGCCAGTGCGAGTCTTGTTTTGGGCTTCCTGATTAACGGGGTCATTACGTGAACCAGCTGTACGAACTTCAGCTTGAGGTATAACACGTGTGACTTTTCCTTTTGTAACTCGAGAAGGAATTGATGGTACATAGCCAGCAACTTCGACATCACAAAAAGAGGCATAAACCTGAACATGAACATCAGTGCTAACGTCAGGAGACGTAGTGATAAGTTCAGCGAGGGTGTTGAGATATACGGTGCAAATCTCACCACCGTCGTATTCATCTAAGTTAATCCAGGTCTTGGGACTAAGGTAAGGAATAGTTGTTGTAGCAGCTTGCTGTGTTGAAGCAGAAAGCGTAATAGGGCGAAAGGCAGAGGCTTGAAATAATGGGGGGTTAACCACAAGGGTACATGGTAACCACGAAACCATAATCGCACCCATATGATATGGGGTTGAGTTCATGCGAATTTCAAGTTTGATTCCAGCACGAAAATACAAAAACGACGAAAGAGCGTCAATTATTGCACTTTGTGCTAAAAGTAATGCAGGGAACTCCAAATTTCCAGCTGGAATAAAATCCGACCATAGCGTCTCGTATACAAGATAATTTCTGGTGAGTATAGCGGACGGTACTTGCTTTGGAAAAGGGTTGTCGATTGCGGCATGCAGTTGAGAATAAGGCAGGACAGGATGTACTGTTATTTCCTCTTCGGCATCGTTGAAATGGGTGAGCTGTTCTTGATGCTCAGGACCCACTTCCTTGGTCTCTAAGAGAGTTTTAATTTCTTCTTTAGTAGATGATTGTGCAGACCGTTGTACTAGATATTTCGTCTAAGGCCTAAAAGACGATACTAGAGTTTGTTAATTTTACTAACTTTCAGCAATAAATGGGTGTAACAACACACTCAATTAAGATCACGAAAGTCCAGTTTCCTAGGTTGATCACGTAGGACTACTGCAATCCCGGTTTAATGTCACGGGGGACGGTACTATTTATTTGTTGAACTGGTTTTGAGAATAGGCCGCCAATAAGTCATCATACGAAGAGGTATAGACTTTAGAGGGTATAAGGCAGCTAATAATGATATTCAAGCGGGAACGCTCAAACTCATATTTTTCTTTCCCATGATGAAACCATTCTGCAATCGCGGTACGCAAATTTTCAACTGTTTGTTCTTTCTTAGGTTTTTCATCACTTCTAATCCATTGGGTCATAGAGTAGATTGATGCTTCTTCAAGAGGTGCAAAGGTGTAAGGACCTTGAACACGGAACTTTCTCTGAAGGTAAACAAGTTCAGAACCTGACACATAAGGAATAGTGAGAGGTGACTTGTCAGGGTTGGTTATCTTCCAATTGAAGTGCCAACCAAAGAATTTTGCAATCGTGATAGCATTAAAGCGATCAGCGATCTTTCGGTGGAGGCCTAAAGCCGAGTCATCACCAGTAACGGAGAGTGCACACCAGTCATCAAACTGAAGTTCAGGGCACATCATACGAAAAGCAAAACGGAAACACGCAGAATTCACAATAGAATTTAACCACGCAGTATCCCAGGCGCCAGAAGGCATCAAGGGAACGGTGAACATCTTATCTCCAACCAAAAAGTAACAGGTTAGAGTAGAAACTATTATGGCCCTAATTTGGGCAATCCAATCTGAATGGGTCTTGGGATCAAGAGCCATCATATGGGCAATCTCTTCGGCAACAGGGCCGGCAAATTTAACCACAAAATTAACATCCCAGGCAGGAGTGTCAATTCCAACAAAAACGGTGTCAGCGCCAAATTTATTAAGGCGTTTGAAAAGCTGACCCCAGGCATGACAATGGCAATCAATACCAAGTCCAATATCCGATTCTGTGGGGTTGGAGCACAAGGCATTCTTAAAAGTTCCTAAAAACATTTTTGAACGAATCATATGTGCTTTTTCCATGGAGGCAAAAAGGCGAGTGGCGCCTTTAGCTACTCTGTCAATTGGTCGCGTCTCATCTTTGAGGCAATAAGAGGCGATACAAGGAGGAATTAATCCTTGTGACACGAGAGCGATTTGCTCCTTAATTTGTTC